GATGATTAGAAGCTCGACTTCATAAGCAGTACCGGCGACAGTCTGGAACTGCAACTGGTCATCGTCTTGAACTACAGTAGAGCTAGCCACCTGTTCATCAGCCGACTTTCGCACTACCGTCCAACCACCCGTATTGACTCCCCATTGGGTGTCGTAATCAGTATCCGACTTCTTGGAAAGAACTTGTCCAGTCGTTCCTCCGGCGGCTACGCCAGGACCAGTAGCTCCCTGAGCACCCGTATCACCCTTAAGCCCCTGAGCCCCGGTATCACCCTTCGCTCCCTGGGCACCTGTGTCGCCCTTTAGACCCTGAGGACCAGGGTTTCCTTGCGGTCCCTGAGGACCGGGAACCGTTGAATCCGCACCAGCCGGGCCAGCATCGCCCTTTGGCCCCTGTGGGCCTTGAGGGCCTGTCGGACCAGGCACGGTTGAGTCAGCCCCAGCCGGACCAGTCGGACCGGGATCTCCAGTATCTCCCTTCGGACCTTGAGGGCCAGGAAACCCGGTATCACCCTTCTCGCCTTGCTCACCAGTGTCACCTGGATCGCCCTTGTCACCCTTTGGACCTGCCGGACCTGGTACCGTAGAGTCAGCTCCAGCCGGACCAGGATCGCCCTTTGGTCCCTGAGGACCTTCCGGTCCAGGCATCGTAGAGTCTTCTCCAGGAGGACCGGTCGGTCCCGGATCGCCCTTCAATCCCTGCGGCCCTTCCGGGCCCTGAGGACCAGGTACAGTCGAATCAGCACCAGGAGGACCTTCGGGACCAGTATCACCCTGAGGACCCGTAGGACCAGGAACGGTTGAGTCAGCCCCAGCAGGGCCAGGATTGCCTTGAGGCCCCGCAACTCCAGTATCTCCCTTTGGCCCTGCCGGTCCTTGAATTCCGGCGGGACCGGCCAAGCCCGTATCACCCGTATCTCCCTTTGGACCTTGTTGGCCCGGTTCCCCCATCGGTCCCTGGGGACCTTCAGGACCAGGCTCACCTTGAGGTCCTTGTGGCCCCTCAGGACCTTCAACCCCTGGTTGACCTGGTTCACCTGTAGGCCCCGGAGAACCGGTATCACCCGTATCCCCCTTTGGGCCTGGAGGACCAGGATCACCCTTTGGTCCTTGAGGCCCTTCCGGACCTTCTGGACCCCTCGGACCTTGAATACCTTCGCCGATTGACTCGGAAGTCAGATCAACAAAATTGTTCAAATCGATGGGAGTCATATCTGGCTTGTACAGCGCCACTCGAATGTATTCCTGGCCCTCACGTGGCTTTGCATTAGGAATAACAATGGCTTGCATGGGTCCCGCTGGCATTATTCGAAGGCCTCCTGGTTGGCTTTGAACGCGATGTAGGCATCCATCATAGCTGCTACGTTGTCAATCTTCTCTTCTTGACGTTTCTTGAGCAGCTTGCGATTGCCGTTGGTATCCTCCAAAGTAATAGCGTTGCCCATGGCAAAAGACATCAGAGACTGATCAAATATGAGATGTCGATCCTCGGACAGCTTCTTAAGTTCTCCCAACGGAACCGACTCGGTCTTAGCCCCCTGAATCACCTTCTCAATCCCAAACGGTCCGTTCTCGGCTTCCCAGCGCTTAACAAACTCCTTAGCGTTGTAAGGGTCATAGCCAAAGCAACGAACATCATACTCGGATTGAATAACAAACTGATCAAGATCTTCATAGATCTCTTCCCAGTTGAGCACTGTACCGCCCATGACGTGGAGACTACCCTCCTGAATAAACTCCTCGTACTTCTGACGCATAGAAGCTTGAAGGAGGAAGAGTGTACGCTCGGTGATGTAGCTCCGCGTCTTTACTCCGAAGAGATCGCCACCCAGCGGAAAGAGAAAGGTGAAGGCCCAGAAGTCGTCGCCCTGCGACGCATCCATCCCCAGTGAACAAGGCAGCTGCCAGAACTCACGCATACGATGCAGCAAGGTCTCTTCGTAGGTAAAGAAATATGTATACCCCTCCATAGGGATACCAAATCGCTTGGCGAGAATATCGTTACGCGCTGCCGGAGCCTTTTCGGCGCGTTCGACGTCTAACTGATATGTCTCGTACGTCACGGTTTGTCCAAGATTTGGATTCGCCTTCAACCACATAGCTGGATCACTGACTTCGTCCAGCTCATCCAACTTATAGTGCCAAATAGAGATGTGCGGAGCGTGGTATTCGCCCTTGAGGATGTCAGCCAACTCCATTTTGATTGTGTCACCGGAACCGTTGCGAACTGTTCCCTCTGAGGAGATGGCAATGATCAGATAGTCCTCCAGCTTGGAGGCTCCCTGTTCCACCGCTCCGATGACATCCTCACGAAGATCACCAGACAACCATTCATCGATGGTGGCGATCTTGGTCCGGAGACCTTGAAGCTTGTTGATGGTCATGGGCCGGATCTCAAGCAAAGACCCAGTGAGGAAGTTCTCGATACCCTTCTTGGTGGTAGCCAGTTTCTGCCTTAGCATCCGATTGCCCGTGGTGTTCTGCATCGATCCCTCGGTCAAGAACTTGAACAGCGGCCCCCGAGCACGAGTTATGGCAGTTCGGAAGGGAGACAACACTTCTTCTGCCTGCTTCATGGTCGGGGCAGCTGTGATCTGATGCGTGGTAGCGGTATCGACCGTCATGAAGTAGGCCTGGATGAGGGCGGCGAACATCGACTTGGCCGCTCCTCGGGCTACGATGAGATAGAACTTCTTGACCAGCCGGATCTTGATGGTCCGGGTCTCGTAATGGCCACCGTGGTTACCGTCCGAGGGGACATAGACCGATCGGTCCACAAAGTAGTACCAGCCGAAGATCTGCTCCGACCATAGCTTGAAGGTGAACAGGAGGTGAAGGTCACTACCTTCGGTAAGGGTCATTTCACCCTCACAGAAACGTAGAAAGCCCTCCACCGCCTGATCATCGTAGTAGATGTTAGGATTGGCGATGAGCGCATCAATCCGATTCATCTCCAAAGAGATCTCCCGATTAACCGGAATCTCTCCTCGCATCACTGCATCGCGGAACTGCCCGTAATACACCGGGACTGCAGTATTGGACAGCGCCACTTACTCTCCTTTCTTACGGCGGTGGTCCTCTTCGGCCTCGCCAACTCGAGTATCCATACGGAACCGCGGGAACGAACATGAGGATCAACCCAATCACCATGAGGATAACTCCCCAAAACAAAGACAGGAAGATCGCCACGATGACCCCGATCAGGACCAGAGCCAGACCCAACAGACCACCTCCTTTCTAGATCAGAGCTGTCACCGCAGCTGTAGCCGCGCCCTTACGAATCTTCTTGCCCACCCTCGACTTGGCCACTTTACCACCAACCGCAGGCGCCTTTTTAAATCCTTCTCTGGCCAGTCCCTTGGTTGTGGTCTCGAACTCTCGACTTACAAATTGTCGTCCCTTGGACGACGTAAGAATAGCCACCTGGTTTTCGACTTGAAGCCGATTGGCTAGATCTCTGAGCTCTTGAGTAGACAGTGCGTCAGTTCCACTCTTCTTGAGCTTTTGCTTCTGAACTGCAGCTTTAACCGCGTCGACATGGGCGGGATGAGAAACGCCACCAGTGGCTCGGACTTTAGTTTGCCGCCTGAGAATCCCAGTATCGGGAAGTGATCGAGCTGTGACCTCTTGTTGCTTTCGCACCCCCCAGCGCATGCCCTTGATTCCGTAATGCTCGAGAATAAACGCTTCACCTAGCTCAGCCGATTGCGCCATAGATTCTGGCTCGAGATGGTCGAACTCGAAGCCAATAATATGGTCTGTGCCATCACGCTTGATCTTGCCCGTGATCTCAACGGTGATCTCCTCATCACCGATACCGTCATCCGCGTGCTTCACTCGCTGCGGCTGAGGCGTTGGTTGACCTTCTCGAGCGTGAATTTTGAAGTCCGCACCATCACCTTCAAACTCGACATCAAGATGCATTCTCTTATTGCCAATCGAATTGGCCGACTGACGATAGCCATCCTGCATCGCCTTTAAAACTTCGTTGTCGTACTTCTTTCTTTGGGCCGGGTTATTCTTCAAATCGCCAGGGTGCTTCTTGTTAATGGCACCAATATCCCGATTGATCTTGTCAAGCGCCCCGTTGTGAATCTTGACAAAATTCTTGGGCGACATAGCCTTCTTGACAAATCGCTTGTCCTGAATATCGGCCGCTTTGGCTGCAGCTCCCCGACCGGCTCCACGAAGAAGTCGAATCTGGGCAGGCCAGGTAAACGGAGCGGCAACTGGAACCAAATAGCCAATGGCAAGTTTGGCAACGTCACTACTCAGTTGATGACCCTGAGGATCCAAGAACTTCTGAATCCCTTCTCGCTTGGTTTCTCCTACTCCGGAAGTATTGGATCCACCCTTGGCGTTTCGAACACCCCAACGCATGCCCTTAACGCCGTAGTGTTCGAGCCATTCAGCTCCTAGATCAGCGGTCTGGGTCATTGATTCAGGCTCCTCATCAGAATATGTGAAACCAGTGACTCGACCCAAGTTGTCGAACTGGTACTTGACCTTGATACGGATCGAAGACTCATCGGCATGCTTGACCTCTTCTACTGTCAATCTGTAATCGCCAGGAAGTCCTCCGCTTTCGATCTTGACCTTCTTGGTTCCTGAAGGATTCATCAAATCGAGTTCATTAGTGGCATGCTCAATCGAATCCCTGGTCAAGGCATGAATATCCTTCATGTACTTCTTGAACTCGGGA